CAGGCCAAGTTTTTCCTTCAGTTCCTGCAGCAGATTCAGCACCTGTGCCTGCACGGAAACATCCAGCGCAGAAACCGCTTCATCACAGATGATGATCTTTGGATTTAATGCCAATGCACGGGCAATGCCCACACGCTGCTTCTGACCGCCGGAAAGTTCATGGGGATAACGGCTCAGATGATATGTATCCAGACCTACCAGATGCAGCAGTTCCAGAATACGTTCTTCCACATTCACACCAGGTTCCACACCATGGATCTCAAAGGGTTCCATTAAAATCTGTTTGATCGTCCTTCTGGGATTCAAACTTGCCGAAGGATCCTGAAAAATGATCTGCGCATCCTTACGCATTTTTTTCAGTTCTTCCCCTTTCAGTTTGGAAATCTCCTGACCTTCCAGATAAACGGCGCCTTCTGTAGGTTCCAGCAGACGAATCAGTGCTCTGCCAAGGGTCGATTTGCCGCAGCCACTTTCGCCAACGACACCAAAGGTTTCCCCTTTCATGATCTCGAAGGAGACATCGTCTACTGCCTTCACAACGCCGGATTTTTTGGTTTTCCCCTTAAAATATACTTTTACATGGTCGGCTTTCATCAGCACTTCTTTCTTTTCTGCTGTCATAAGCTAACCTCCTTGTTCTCTTCTGCATATTGCCAGCATCTGACTTCTCTGCTTTCAGATACCTGCACCATAGGCGGTGCATCTTTCTTGCATTTTTCTGTTGCCTGAGGGCATCTGGGCCAGAAAGAACAGCCTTCGATCTTTTCTGTAGGGTTGGGCACGACCCCTTCAATGGTTGCCAGAGGATCTCTTTCTTTCGTTATTTTAGGGATCGCATTCAGCAGACCAATAGAGTAAGGATGCAAAGGATTTTCAAACAGATCCTTTACAGACGCTTTTTCAACGATACGTCCTGTATACATAACGATCACGGTATCACAAAGTTCATGCACAACACCCAGATCATGGGTAATGAACAATACAGATGTACCCATTCTTTCGTTCATATCTCGGATCAAATCAAGAATCTGTGCCTGAATGGTCACATCCAGTGCCGTTGTAGGTTCATCGGCAATCAAAATATGAGGCTGACAAGCCAGCGCCATAGCAATCATGACTCTCTGACGCATACCCCCAGACATCTGATGAGGATATTCATGGGCTCTTGCTTCTGCATTGGCAATACCAACAGCTTTCATCATCTTGATCGCTTCATTCATTGCGGTCTTTTTATCCAGATTTCTATGTAATCGAAGAGTTTCTGCAATCTGTTTGCCACACTTTATGATAGGATTCAGAGAAGTCATAGGTTCCTGAAAGATCATAGAAATTTCATTTCCTCGAATCTTCTGCATTTCTTTTTCACTTTTCTGTACCAGATCTTCGTTTTTATAAAGAATATTCCCTTGTGTGATCTTACCTGGAGGATTTGGGATCAGCTGCATAATGCCTAAAGAGGAAACACTCTTGCCGCTGCCGCTTTCACCAACGATCCCTAACTTTTCGCCTTTATGCAGTGTATATTCCAGATTATTCACTGCTTTAACCGTGCCTTCCACTGTCTGGAATTCTACACATAAGTCTTTTATTTCAAGAATTACTTCGGATGAGTTCATATTTTCACATTCTTTCTTTGGTTTGAAACCTTTTTTCATTCTTCGGTAAAGAAATCAGCCCGTTCACTCTAGCACTGTTATGTATTAAAGTGATCGAGACATACCAATCGAATTTCCACATAATGTAATAAGATAGCACAATTAAAAAAATAATTCAATATTCGAATTATATAAATCTAATTTTTCAATTTGCAAAAATTTCATTATCTACATTGTTATTGATTGATTATTTCATGCTATTAAGTCCAAAATGGCAGCAGCAATGGATTATCTTTTCCGTTGTTAGAAAATTGTTAGAAAAAAGAATCTCAATGGATTTTTGCAAAATTGAGGAGACCTGTCAGTACTTTGCTTCGCAAAGCCAGCTTCGCTGTCCGCTCTTCTTGGCGGTACACAATTTGAACCTCGCCTCCTCCGGAGGTTGCAGGTTCATTTTTTCCTCGAAACAAAAAATAAGGAATACCTAATGGTATTCCTTATTTTTCGATTGCGGAGATGAACAGTACCCAGTATGTACGACCTTCCTATTCATTCCGGTACCAGCAAGACATTATAGGGCGATGTCTTCTCTGGATAAACTAGGGTGATTATAGCACAGCGTATCCCCCTGAATCAAGGACAAAAACCTGCAGGAAAAGACCTGTTTTTTCGGCAACTACTAAACCTCAAACGAAAAATCTTATGATAAATCATCTAAAAAGCTTGATTTTTCAAGGATTTCACCACCAGAAAAATGTCTCAAATTCGCCTCTGCAAAAAGACCCGTTTTTGGTACATTATTTTACCATAAAAATGACTAAAAATGTTTAACCATATTATTCCCCGACGCTTTTTTCAGACTCCAATCCTTTATAAATCCTGATTTCTCAAGGTTTCTTGAAAACGAAAAGTACCTAAAAAGTGGCTACCTGAAAAACTCCATTTTTTGGGTACTTTTTTAATGTCCAAAAAGTGGATTTTTTCTACCACTTTCCCGCTGCATTATCGCAGCGGATTTTTAATTATTTTGATGAAAATGAAATTAACTAAAATTTTTAGCTTATTTTTTAGCTTATTTTTTAGTTAATTCTTTAGATTTTGATTATTTGTTTGTAATAACGGAGTAGTAAGGGGTAAGTGCGGGGTTACTTAAAACTTATTTGCAACTACTTTTAAGTTATACAGCAAGTTAAATCAACTACCAGTCAAATAAAAAACCTTGATTTTGCAAGGTTTTCCAATGACTAAATTAAGTTTCAGCAAGTTACAGTCAAGTTAAATCTCGTGACAATCTCTTGATATCATGATATCTTTCACGAGGTTTGGCAAAGAACAGAATCAAAGCACCAGAAGGGAATCGAACCCTCGTCATCAGCTTGGAAGGCTGAGGCTTTACCATTAAACTACTGGTGCACAAATGGATCCTCTCGGGCTCGAACCGAGGACCGTCCGGTTATGAGCCGGATGCTCTGACCAGCTGAGCTAAAGATCCAAAGCCGTTCCAGGTACCAGCTGGAACAGCGTGCTCAAAAGGAGGTATACTTCAAATGAAAGTATACGCCCCTATTATGATTTGCGCTGTTTCAAAAGTCAAACAAAAACACCTCATCCCCGAAACAGAAAAAGCGCCGAGATTTCTCCCGACGCTCTTCCCGGATGGTCCATTTCACATTGGCTAATGCACAGTAACGTTCATAGACCGTATTATGATTTGCAGGGTTTGAAAAATCAAGCCCTATTTTATTTTTTGTTCAAAACAGGAACCTTTCCTTCATTGCTCGCGCTATAGCCAACCAAATCAGCAATGTCCCTTGTCTTGATATAGGTAACACCGTCTTTCCGGATCAGATGCACGTCGTGCTTCTTTCCATCTACGATGATAGGCTCTTTCGTTACCACTTCATCATCCTCCATTTCATAATCGAATACATCACGCACCAACAGCCAGTGCGTAAATTTATTCTGATTGATAGGAACCTCTCTGACGCCGTAGGCACTGCCATCGGCGGCAATATAATGACATACCCCGCCTCTCTTTCCGGTATATACGCCGATATGCCCCTTCATCCATACCAGCGCGCCAATAGGAGCATCACCCAGACTACCGATAGGATGCACTTCATCCGCAGCGGCTCTCCATCCAGCGGAGTTCAATGCTCTGTTTGTTCCCCATCCGATCAGGCCAGAGCAATCCACGCAGACCTGCCCCACCTTCTTTTTGTCAGTATAGGGAACGTATTTACTGTATAACTTTTGGAGCAGTTCGAATTTTTCCTCTGTCAACACTTCCCCTTTGGCACCGTATACATATGCAGTACCCAGTTTGGAGCGACAGAAGGCAACCAGATCTGCGCCGGTCATTTTATTACTCAATGCTATCGCCTGCCTTTTCAGGATCCATCTGCCCTTTCTGGAACTGCGTACCAAAATAGAACGCAATGACAACAGAGAAAATTGTGAGGAACTGTTCCCCGCTGATCGTCCCATTAAGTGCCAGGATGCAAAACACGATGGTCAGCAAAATCGTAGTAATGGATTTTACTGTAAGCAGGTTCTGCACTGTAAACGTTGCTTCTTTACTTATTTTCATTTCTATTTCCTCCTTCCCTGCGCTTCCTTCGTTCTTCCGCCCTTCTATCCTGTGCCTCAGTCCATCTTTTGAAAATGGTCATGATGCCGCAGATGCCCAGCTCAGTGCCAAACACCCGCAGGGCGCTATCCACGATCGCAGCACTATCCACACCGTCCTTCGCTTGGAGCATGCCCCAAACAATGATGGCAGCGCAGAAAAACAAAGAGAACATCACGATCGCTGTCATGGTGTCCCCATTTATCTTCAAAAAGTATTTCTTTTTCTTTGCCATTCGTTCACCCTCATTCGTGAGCAGATTTATTCAGGTGTTTTTCCAACATGGTATGAGCATCACTGACATTGCCGTTTGCACCCAGCTGCTTTAACCCGTCCAATGTGGCCAGATTTGCATAACAAAGAATCCTCTGTTCTTCTTTGATCTCCTTGATATCTTTATCGTGTTTTGCCCCGAGATCTTTAATAGCGTTATCCTGCTGATTCTGCTGATCCAGCCATTTGAATCCTTTGTAAAGACATACTGCAGCTGCTGCAATAGCACTACAAATGGAAACAATCTGCAGAATCTGTGCTGCATTTATGTACATTTCGATTTTTCCCACCTCGTTTCTTTGGGTATTTGTAAGAAATCATCATAAAGGCAGTCATCACTTGCCATGATTTCCGCAAGTTCGTTCAGCGCTGCCGTCTGCCGGCGGAAAAGCGTCGCCCTGCTCATAATGAGCTTAGCTGCAACATAGTCTACAGTAAGCCCTTTGAAATATTTCAGACGAAGAAGTTTTGCGCACTCTGGTTCCAAATAAGAAAGATAACATTCCATAGCACCGCAGTGCGTTACGATTTTGTCGTGCTCTTTTGCAAGGTCTTCAATGTGCTTATCATATTCGCCAAGCGCTTTTTGGCCTTCCTCTGACATACCAATGATTTCAGATTTTAATTTTTTTATTTCTTCAATCTGAACCTTCAGTGAGTTTGCGACAAAATTAGACCGCGCCCAGTTCCGAAGATGACGCTTTACTTCGCAAATTTCTTTGCTGCTCATTCGTTTTCTGGTGATATAAGACTCCATTTAGATCTCCTATCTACGCAATACTGTCCATGCAATCTCCCCATGCGTAATACCCATGGCTTTCAGTTCACCGTGGGTGTATCCCCATTCTTTGAGGTTGCCATAAGTGTTGCCTCTCAGTTTGACATCTATCTCCATATTCTGCGGGACGATTCTTTCCAGCAGATCTTCCACGGTTGCCCTTGTGTGCTTTGCTTCCAGCTCCAGAGTAACTTCCAGTCTGTAATTCACGATCTGCAGATCCAGAAGGTAGAAGTCGTGCATACAAATAGCATCCAGCATGTCGATCAGTTTTCTTTCGCTGAAAGGGGTGGAGGAGTTCCACCCAGCGAGTACCGCCATTCTCCTTTCTTCGAGCGTGGCAGTGGCCATGGGGGAGATCCCCATGAGCCGTTCATATCTTGCAATACCCGTTTCATCGCTAGACATAATGTACTGATTTCTCAGCTGCCCTTCCTGGCGTTCCCGAGCAATATCAAATTCAGGATTGACCGCTTTTGCAAATTCCTTGAACTCTCTTACGTCCTGCACGATGTCAGGGAAGTATTTACTAATATCAACTGCCATTGAAAGCCCCCTTAACTGCGATTTCATCAGCACCCAGAGTCAGGTTACGGGACTGCCCGTTGATAGTCGTATCCGCTACATCGACAATGCCGTCCAGATCCAGAAGGCGGGATTCGATATTAGAAACCCTGACAATGACATTTGCGCTGTTTGCCCACTGCTTGTTGAGTTCCAGGAAGTACGCTGCAATAGCCTCATCGATATAAGGCGCCGTCGCTTCATAGGACCAGCCCTCTGCATACGTGATCGTTGTGGTAACGTTAACAGTAACCCCCGTTACAGCTTCCACGGTGACACGATGCCCGATAGGTGCTGTGCCGTAGCCTTCGCCGGAATTCACGATAGGATCGACAGCGGTCTGCACGTCGTCCACCAGTTCTGCAGATGGTACGCTGTATTCACTGCTGATGAATACTACTCTGACTGTACCGCCTCCTGCCCATGCCCGGTACACTTTAATACCGCCCACGCCGGGCAGAGCACAAACCTTCTGCTGGTAGTCCGCTTCGTTACCACCGAATGCTTCTGTTTTCAGGGATGCGTCATATCTCTTCCGGAGGCTTTCGTCGGACTCCGTATCCTCGCCGGGAATGATAATATCGGACAGCACTGCAGATGCCAGACCTTCGATATATTCGATGGGGAACAGTGTACCGATATAGTCGTTACCGACACGCCCTGCAGTTTCGCATTCCATATAGTACTGACCTGCCGCGTACTTCTCCGTAACAATGAAGTTTACATCGTCTGCAGAAAAACGGCTCCCGATTGCCACCTCAAAGGGATTCCCGTCTTTATCTTTGAAAATGCCCAGACGGATAGACTTTGTCGCTTCTTCTCTGATAAGCCCCCGCTCTTTGCATTTCAGGTCCAGATCGGCGCCCTCCGCCTGACTGGGATCTGTGCGCTGGTCATAATAATCCAGCTCCATATGCAGATTTACGAATTCCGGTGCAACTGCCGCCAGCATATCGTACATTACCGAGCCTTCTCTCTTGTCTAATTCGTTAGACACCCTGCCCAGCATCCGAGAAGTGATTTTCTCAAAAGTATGCTCAGACATTTAAGCTCATCTCCTTTCTGACCGCCACTTCGCCAAAAATTGTGTCTGCAATAAATTCTGCAGCAAACGTGCGCTTGGTAAGTTTGGTCGCCTTGTAATCCCGGATACCAAGAATGCGGGAGTCTGCCAGCAGGGCTTCCTTGAAGATGCGCTTACTTTCGCTTTCAAAAACGCCCCAACTTTTTCCCTGCAGAGCATCCCACTCCGTGCCATAGTTCCAGGAGTAAATCAAATGTTTGAATCTGTCGGTCATCAGGATCTTATAGATGGCCTGCTCCATGGCAGCCGTCCGATCCACGTAACCGACCAATCTTTTCTTATCGAAATCGATATAATATGTTTTTGTGGGCTGTTCTGCAGGGGAAATCACCTCGACCTGCAGGCCGCTACCCGTTGCGGTAGGAATCAACGCCATTCCCTCACATCCTTCCCATTACAAGGTAGGACTGTCCGCCGGCTTTCCTGAACAGAATAATTTTCTCGCCGACCTTCAGCCCGTAATATACTTCCGAGCCATCACCCATATTTGTGGTGTAGTTATTCTTCAGCTGGTGGGAGTGGGACGAGAAGGACTCGTCACCGCCACCGCCAGAAGTTGACATTGTACTCGGGTTGTTTGCCATACCGGTGTGATAATGGGTCGGGTAGGACTGCATCGGACGGAATTCTTTAGGAATGACGATCTGCCCAAACTCCTCGAAAATATCGAAACGGTCTTCTATACGAATGACCACAGGGTTGATCGCCGTTACCACGCCAAATACAAAATCAGCAGGCATGCCACGCTGCACCGAGTCCCTTGCCATCTTTTTGATTGTCTCTCCGAGCATTATCACACCACCTTCAATTTCAGATCCATTGTTTCTTTTACGAGATCGTGGGTCGCTTCCTCCACGATAAACCAGGACTGCATTTTAACATCCGCAACGGTCACGTATACTGCGGTACCAGCACGCACCCTTGTATCGGCAAGGGCAGACAGGCTGAAAGATTTTCTGGAAAGGTTGTACCATGCAAGCAGCTTCTCACCGCGTTCCTTGATCTGCCCTTCCGTCATTTCAGCATCTACCTTTTCGTAGTACTGCAGCGTACCCCACTGCTTCATCGTTTCGCCGTCCTGGAAGATATAAATATCCCTTTTCCCGGTTTCTTTGTTATCCTTCGCCAGCTTGATCTTGTTTGATGTTTCGCTGTCGATTTCTCTTTCGTATGTGTACCCCGTCGCCAGACTGTTGTCGCCGATCACAACTTCCAGACGGCTTTTTTCTACGTCGGATAAAGTCAGTTTCCCGAAATCATCCCACAGATAGAACATCTTTGCCGTATTGATGAGGGTATAGTCCAGCGCCTTCAGGACGATGTCGAGCAAGGTCTGGTTGTCCTCGATCATGGACGGGATCATATAAGACGTATTCTCCAGAGCCCCCATCTGCAGACCGAAGTCTTCCGCAATCTGCGTCAGGATCTGATCGGCTCTTTTATTCACGAAGACGTACGTCTCTTTATTTTTCTTCAGGTACCATACCTGATCGTATGCCGTTACGGTAATACGCTTCTTATCTGTTTCAGACAGCTTCACAGCAAAACCATAGAACAGATTGCCGGTAGCTGTTGTAACGGAAATGATGTCACCCTCATCCCACTGGATCTGCGGATCCGTTAAGACCGTCAGTTCCATCGATGCCGGAGCACCGCTTCTCTTGGTCTTCCATTTCGCAGACTCCGTCAGTGTGGTAATGTCATGGGCGGCGCCTGTTTTCACGTTCTGGTGTAAAATCATCATGGAATCGTGAACACCTGCCCCGGCTTAATCAGGTTAGGGTTGCCTCCGATCGTAGATTTATTTGCATCATAGATCTTCTGGTAATCCGCACCATTGCCATAGATTTGTTTCGCAATAGCCCAAAGGCTGTCCCCCGGCTTTACTGTGTACGTTTTCTTTTCCGCTGCGGCAGGCTTGCCAGTACGTGCCGGCTCCTGCTTCTGAGCAACTGCAGCGGGTTCTTCAGGAGCGGGCAGGGTAATTCTGGATGGAGAATAGTCCACGTATTCCGTCAGTTTGATGGAGTAATAGAAGTCCCCCACTTCGCCGCCCTTCTCTTTATATTCAAAGTTGTCTACCAACATGGATGTATTGATATCAAGATCAGTCCCGATCAGGAGCAGACGAATAGGTTTTTCCTTATTTCTTGCCCTCTGGATGCTTTGGATCGCATCTGCAGGATCGATCAGATCACCGGTGACGTAAGGTGCGTCATGGGCGGGGAAGAAACTTTCCCACGCCACAGACACAAGCCCTTTCTTTCTGGCGATAATGATTTCCCCCAGCCCAAGGACTGTAGTTTTTTCATTTCTCCCCGGAGAAGTCACCGTGATCTCCTTAGGCAGAACAGGGATGGGGATTTCAGATCCAGACGCGATCAGTGCCATTCTGTAACTCATGCGTATACCCCCTCTGCTTCTGCAATAAATTCTTCTTCCAGTCTTCTTTCGATTTCATCCGCTACTTCCTGGATGTCTACTTTTTCGCTTACCTTTGCGTCTACTGCCACCGTAGGAGTCAGCGTTACAAAGTTCTGAATGTACTTCATTTCGGCAATGTCCCTCATGAATTTCAGATCTTCTTCTGCGATATTCACATCGCTTTCAATGGAGCCAACAGAGCCAACAGAGCCGATACTGTCGATATTGTTAATGCTTTCCATCAGAGATCCTGCAGTAAAGCCAGCCGCACCCCCGGAGGCATTCTGTGCCGCAGCAATGCCCGCTTCCCGCGCTGTTCTGTTTCTGTTGATCTCTCTGTTCATGTTGCGCAGTGCAGCGTCACGCTCCGCCTGCAGGGCGTTTTTCTGAGCCTTATAGTCTGCAAGACCCTGATTCCGTGCCGCGTTCTGAGCCGCCGTGGTAGCCCTGTTGATGGTGGCAAACGTCACCTGTTCGATAGGATCGATGCTGACGCCTTCGATTTTGTTCAGCACACCAATAAACTTATTGATAATGCCGATCGCGCCATTTACCATGTTCTGCAGAATATCCAGAACACCTTGCCCCATATTGGCTACGGAATTCTGAACTGCTACTTTTGCCGTTTCAAACACCATGCAGATGCTGTCCCAAGCATTAGCAGCGTCCACGTAGAAGCCGAACAGTTTCAGCTTCATACCTTCCACCACGTTGTAAAGGCTGTTCTGCAGCATCAACCATGCCACCTTAACGCCGCCGACAGACTGAGCCCATTTATACATCAGGCCAACGACCAGACCAATCGCCAGTGCCACCCAGAAAATAGGATTGGTCAGCATTGTGGCGAACAGCGCTTTCGTTGCTGCGTCCGTTGCCCATGTGGCTACGGTCTGTACTGCCAAAGCCCCAGCCAGAACCAGAGCTGCAGCACCCACGCCGTAGAAAACCGGCGCAAGCGTATCCCAGTTGTTATGAATGAACTGGGCACCCTGCCCGATCACCTGAATTACAGGCATGAACGTATTCAGCAGGTTATTCTTAATCAGATCAGACACCTGTGCAAACGTCATGGGCATGGAATTAAACCGCTCATTGATTTCGTCTGCAGATGCCAGCATAGCGTTCTTTACGATCGTAGAAGTGATCTGACCTTCTGCCGCCATGGATCTGATTTTCCCGATAGGAACATTCAGATAATCTGCAATGGTCTGAATGATTGTAGGCGCCTGTTCGAAAATACTGTTCAGTTCTTCGCCTCTCAGCACGCCCGCCGCCATGGCCTGTGTCAGCTGAAGCATTGCGGCTTCTCTACCTGCAGAGGAAGTCCCTGCGATCGTGAACTGTTTGTTGATCAGTTCTGTGAACTGAATCAGTTCTTTGTTATTTTTGAAGGCGTCTTTTGCCATAACGCCCATTTTGGCTACGCTGTCTGCAGTCAGATCGTAGGCGGCTCTCGACCTGTTCGCCGATGCCATGATTTCTTTCTGCAGCTGCTTCGTGGTCTGCAGACCATCATTCATCAGATCCAGCCGGGCGGTGGTATTCGTGAAGTTATCCGCCAGGTCTTTAACCTGGCCGATTGCAATAGTAAGACCTAAAGCGGAAAACAACCGGGATGCCACGGAGCCGAAAGAGCCCATTCTTCTTTCTGCCCTTGTTACGCTGGCACTTGTTTCATCAAAGGTTCGGTTTGCCCGTGCCGTAGCGGCTCGGATTCTGTTGAGCGCCGATGTGGCACGATCACGAATACCGATTTGTGTCATTACACTCATACCATCACCTGCCTTTCTTTCTTGCCGCCGCTTCCATGCGTGCGGCTTCTCTTTTTTGTTTTCGTACCTCTTCGTCGATAGAGGCAAATAAAAAGGCCTTTTCCCTGTTGGGTAAGGCCATAATTTCACTGGGTAGCTTCTTCAGGCGATGGATGCAGTAATGCAGATAAACTGCCTCTGCATCCTCTTCTTCGTCTTCGCTACCCGTTATCAGTTTTTTGCTTCGCTGATCAGATTATTGATATCTTCATCCATAAAGCCGTTGATATCGAGGATGGCAGTCATCAGGGTGGAGTAATCACCGCTCTTCAGCAGATGTTCCACCAGATCTTCTGCACCTCTCACGCCGTAGTATTCCTGCAGTTCTGCATCCTTGAAGTTAGGATCAGTACAGCATGCCACGATCAGTCTTGTGTTGTACAGGTTCTGATCGAAGTCTGTTTCCCTTCTGTGAGTCTTTTTGTCGAATCTCATCGTTTCACAGGATTTGATGATTGCTTTGTTTTCCTTCTCTGTGATAGAGCGGATCAGCACGGGATGAGGGAAGCACGCCAGCTGACATTCAGATGTCACGCTGGTATCTGCTTTCTGACTCATCAAAAATTCCTGAAGCTTGCCCATAATGTTTTATCCTCCTTAGATCTTATCGAAAGGTTTCAGATATTCAAAACCTTCAATTGTGAATGTGATTTCTTCTTCCAGAGCATCGTCTGTAGAAGCGTCCAGCTGTGCCAGAGTAATTTCATCCAGATTTACACCTTTTACGAGAATGGTCTGTTCACCAGCTGCGGAGTTAGGATCCGCATTGGTCATAACCATATCGAAATAGACATCTTTGCCGGACTTCGCCCATTCCGCCATCAGATCACGGAACAGAGGGGACAGATAGTACAGTGTCATTGTGCCTGTACCTTCGCCGCCTGTCGCCTTATGCCCAGACAGATGTTTGCCGATGGAGTTAATCAGACTTTTGTTTCTGGACAGCTTAATCACGATGGATTTTGCGTAATACATTTCTTCGTTATTGCCATTGATTTTTGCGTAGGCTCTACCATCCTTGCCGGAAATGGTATCCGCCGCATTCAGTTCACGCATATATTTTCACCTCCAGATCAGATTACATTAACAGTCATGTACAGTTTTTCCATAGAGTCGACAGGCTGGATCACGCATTCCGCAACAACATCCCTTTTGCCTGCGCCCTGGGAAATCACTACGTCATCTGCTTTGAAGTCTGTAATAGCCTCACGTGCTTCATACTGTGCACCCAGATTCACAACGTCTGCTTTGAACAGGTCACGACCTGCAGGGTTGTTATTCTGTTTACCCAGATATGTTTCGCCATAAGCTTTCGCAACGTCATTCGCCCAGCCGTCCAGAACACGCACCAGACGATTGGATGTCCAGTCTTCTGTTTTTGTCAGGCCGAATGTAGTCAGACAGTTGATGTCTGTCAGAACACGGGCGCAGTCAGTGTCTGTGTAGAATACGAATTCGCCGTTCTGTACTGCCTGTTTGTATTCTGTCTTGGAATACTTGATGTCAGCACCCACAGCATCATCGTATGCAGTATTGGTCAGGCTTTCCCATACCTCCGCCGCTGCAGAAGCACCAGCAACCCAAGCGACCGCTTTTTCTGCAGGAATGACCATACCGTCATCCAGGATAACCCCGTTCTTGACGTTGATCAGACCTTCATAGTCGCCCTTATAGTTGGGCAGAACGCCAACGATCTTATAACCTTCATCGTCACGCAGACGCTGAACATAGGCTGCATAGATCTTCTTTGTTGTTTCGTCGGTACCAGGATAGCCGATAACGCTGAATGTTTCCTTCTCCAGTGCTTCCAGCGCCTTTGTATGGGCCGCACCGTTAACGGTACCATTTGTACCACCTGCCAGAGCAACCGCTGCTGCTGCAGTCAGATTAGAACCAGCAAAAGACACATAATCATTTGCAATCAGAGCGGAGCCGCCGCCTGTTTTGTTTACAGTCTGCAGGTCTACTTCTTCGCCGTCCAGATATGTAACAACGTCCACCATGGAGTCGACGTCTACATTCTGCAGAACGGCTACACGCAGATCATTGCCTCTGGTGCCTGCCCACAATGCAGTAGCGGTCAGACCACCAGCTGTCGCCGTTGCCTTTGCGCCGCCACTGTTGACTCTGTAGATCAGCAGAGCACTTGCGCGCTTCATTGCTTCTCTTACCAGCAGGATGTCTGCAGATGTGCTGTCATAAGCCAGTACCTGCTTCGCTTTCTGGCTGAATTCATCAGCATACAGAGTAAATACCTGTTCCTCAGGTCCCCAGTTCAGTTCCAGAGGCAGGGCGCAGACACCCCTTTCGCCCATCTTCATAGCAAAGTTTTTGCTGACGAAGTTGATATAGGCCCCGGGCAGGACCTTATTCATTACTGTAAATTTACCACCGCCGATAGGCATGGTTTACACCTCCTTGCTCAGATAACCGCGGATCAGTTTCTGCACTTCACCTTTGGTATATTCCTTGTCATCATCCAGCACAGCCATCAGTACGTCTTTATGGACGCCCAGCGTTTTACTGGCCAGCAGCTGCGCTTTAGTGAATACAGCTTCCTTCGTTGTCTGCTGTTCTTTCATTCTCTATTCACCCTTTCGATCAGTTCCAGATCACCCATCAGTTCGTCATCTTCCGGAGCAAGTACAAAGTGGAAGGTGGCGTCAAACAGGAACTGGAACATATCTGTGTTCTTGTTTTTAATCGCCTTCAGATTTGTCAGGGCGATTCCTCTCGTTCTCTCTTCGCTTTCCTTTACGGTCAGCTGTTCAAAATTGTCGTACATCGTTTCCGCCCAGTCGTTGTAGGTCAGGTTGTCCCGTTCCTTGCAAAAATAATTGACCTCGAACTGCAGGGTTCTTTTTCTCCTGCGGTCGAGGCCTTTTTCCTGACTGTGCTCGAAACAACGAATATAAAAATTGCCGTCTGCCTCTGCAGGGATTTCATCCAGATAAGCTTTTTTACCCGGAAATAATGTCCGCAGTTTTGTGGCGATGGCATCTAAAAAATTGTTGATCGTCACTTATTTTCCTCCATTCAGACGCCGCTTCAAGATAGCGTCCCATTTTCTTTTCAAGCGGGCTTCCTGGGTGTCTTCCGTTCGCTTTGCTGCTCTCCTGAGGGTGAAATGCCCCTTGACGTGTCCGCCCTTAGGACCCACGAACATACCGCCTTCCGGATCATCCCTGTTATACACAAAGGTATTGCCTGCCCAGTGCCCAGGAACGAAGTGGCTTCGGAAGCCGTACTCCAGATGAATGGCATAGTCCAGATTATTAAAAAACCGAACAAAATAGCTTTTGCCAGAACGCTTTGCCCGGTTATCTGATTTGAAATTTCGCCGGTATTCCCCGCTATTCACGATGTCTGGCTTATCATTTTTGCAGATTTCCCTTGCCTGCTTCACAGCGTACACACCCTCACCGACTGCGAGCCCCCCCATGATCTGAGGGATGTCTTTCTGCAGGTTATCTAGCCTTCTTTCAAAGTCCTCCAGTTCTCTATGATCCATCATGCCAGATCACGCTCCCGAACCTTCACATCCTGATGCGTGGGGTGGACTGCAGGTCGGCCAACCACTTCGAATTCTACAATTCTTCCGCAGCGGGTCACCTGCAGGCGATCACCGGGCAAAATATCTGTTTCCGGAGCCACGAAGATTTTTGCATCATACTCGATGCGGTTCACAGATTCGGACTGCATGCTCTTGTCCCCACCTCCATAGGACAGAGCGCAGAGGATTTCCGAATATTTGCAAACCCATTCTTTTTTCGTGATGCTGCCCACATCGACGTTTTCACTCCGATAGATGGACAGGAGATCTTCATAAGTCCGCTCCAGAAGTTTTCTTTCTTTCGCAGGATTGCCAATCATGTTACCACCTCAATCTCCTGTATTCGTTCAGCAGAGTTCTCCACCCCGCAAAAGCGTCCCCGTTAACCAGGTCAAACGTATTCGCAGAGGGAGAAGCGCCTGCAGCATAGGAAACCTGCGTGTCGCCTCTCTTGATCGCAGTCACAGCGCCTTCTCCGTTGTCTGTGCTGCCAAGAGCCGCAGATTTGTAATAGGCAGCTGTCATAAGCACAACTGCTTCATCTAACTGTTCAGGCAAGGTTTCGTGGTTGATATAGGACAGAACCATTTTTTCCACTGTCACCAAGGAGATCTCCGCCATTGCGATGTCTACTTCATCGCCCAACACCTCGAGCAGTTTTGACAGCCTTGCTTCCCTGGTCATAAGTCATCACTCCTTGGATGCGCCTTCCAGCAGTTTAATGATTTCTTCTTTTGTAGCCTTCTCAGGAATTTCGATACCCTTTTCTGCTGCCAACGCTTCCAGTTCAGCCTTGTTCAGCTTACTCAGGGGTTTCTCACCTGCAGGAGCAGGATCCGCAGCGGGCTCTTTGTATTCCTCATAATGAGTGGATTTCTCCATCTGCGCTGCTACAAACGCAGATCTAGGCGCCAGAATTGCCTTAGTTTTTTTGTGCACAAATTTTTTCATAGGTTATAACCTCCTCGTTATCAGGCTTTGGAATATGTGTAGATCAGGTCGGGTGTCAATGCTTTCGTACCGTAGTCATAGAACATGGATACACCATAGTCATTGGACAGAGGAATCTTTTCAGGGTCAGCGTAAGGGTAGATCACAACGGGCTGACCGATCGCACCTTCGATCATAATAACCGCATCAGTGCCATCAGGCAGGTATACGCTGGAGTATACTTTTACGCCATGGTAATCCATGAAGTTCTCTGCAGCTGTATCCACGTTAGAGTTAGGGCTTTCGTCCAGCAGGTCACGGATTTCGCCGTAGAAGCTGGGATCACATACCAGACGCATCATATGTCTGGGTACGCCTGTAACATAGTCGTTCTTTGTTGTTTCCAGAACCTGAATAAAGCCTTCCAGAATCTTTTTGATTGTTGTTTCTGTTGTTTCAAAGGCTGTGCCTTCATTAACTGCACACTGGAAAAATTCTGTATCCAGCTCTGCTACAACAGTGTCAACATGATTGTCGGCTCTACGGGCCATAACATTACCTACGCCGAATGTATCCAGATCGAATTTTGCTGCTTCTTCTACGATTTCCCGATGCTGATCCAGATTAACTGTTGTAGGAGGAGCAGAAATTTCATCACCTTTACCAGCTGCTCTCGCTGTACCATAAGGCTGGGATTTTGCATTTTTGAAACGTTTGTATTCTACGGAACCTGCAGCGGGGTTGCCTGTATAGGACTGGGATTTCAGACCAGATGCCAGAGTATCTTTCTGGATATTGCCGATTACCAGGCCAGACAGTTCGCTCAGTTCTACTTTGCCTTCTGTGCCAATCAGGCTAATTGCTTTTGTTCTTGCCATTATTCATTCATCCTTTCTTTTACATGACAACGGGTCCTGTCACTCTGGCAGCGGGTTCGCCTTTGCCTGCTCCTGCAGGTTTTGCACCGGTTACCTGTGTGCCGCCCGCGCCTTCATCCTTGAACAGATATGCCTTGGATTCCTTAATAGGTTTCAGCATACCTTCCAGATCAGTTTTCAGCGTGCCGTTGTCGTCTACTTCGATTTTATCCATTTCCAGCAGAGCAAGAATATCCGCAGGATCATGTACCTTGCCTGCCAGCGCCGCTTTCACGGCATTGTTTTTATGCAGTTTCGCGATCTCCGCTTTGTGATCGTCCTGCAGTTTCGTAATGTCTTCCTGAGCTTTCTTCAGATCCTCGGCGATCTTTGCTGTGTCCCCACTGCCGCCGATGTTCTTTAGCTCGTCTGCAGCACTCTTCAGAGCCTTTTCAGCATTTTCAGCGCGGGATTTCTCTGTTTCATATTTGTGTGCAGGTACATAGGTACCATCGTTCCCGACAACAATGTCGAAATCCTTGCCGTCCTTGCCTTTGCCTTTCAGTGCTTCTTCTACCTGTGCTGCCAGTTCAGAGCCCAGTGCTGTTTTGATTGCTTCTGCTATCATAATGTTTCTCCTTTCTTCCGCTGTATTTAACGTGACTTCCACACGCCTTGCGGTTCCGTCTGGTCGCCGGACGGGTACGGCAGTTTTTTTGTATAACAAAAGACCTGCCATAATTGACAGGTCTTGGTTATCAGTTTTTAATCAAGTAGATCTTCCAAAATATTTGTCCACTATTTTCATAATATCATCCGAGTATTTAGATCTCCCAATTCCAATCTGAGCCTGTGTAAATGCTTCGGCGAAGAATTCATCCACATTTTGAGTAGAATACCTGCTGATCTGGATCTGCTCAAGCGCTTTCTGCTTTTCGCTGATTTTCTTAAACAATTCAAATTGTTCCGCTGGATCAGCATCTGCCTTCATTAGAGGGCTTTTCTTCATAGCATCAATTTCTGTTTTCAGATTTTTAATGTCATCCATATACCCGTCGTATACCTTTGTAATTTCCTTTTTGATTTTGTTCATCAGTTTTGTGTCAAGACCAACAAAATTTTTATAAGAATTACTGTTCATCGCAAACATGCCATGAGCAAACTCGTGCACAGCAAAGTATTTGTCATAGTCGCGAGGAGATACTTTTACAGCATATCCTTTCTCAGATAGTTCTTTTACTCGTGCAACCACTTCATCATAGTCATTCATTTTGAAAGGATTCAACGTAATCTCTTTGCTCATGACGGTATTTAAGTGTTTTGTTGTTACAAATGTATTTGACCCAAAGAAGGATTTTTTATCACCGACTTTAATCTTCTGGACAAATGTATGGTACTTCTTAGAGAGTTGTTCAAATGCATCATTAAAGGCTTTTGCAACGCTTGCCGATACACCGGTATAATCAGCAACAATAGTACTCATATCTGTGTTTTTCCACTTCCGAATGTCAGATGCCTCAGACACATTCAGATTGAATTTCTCCCTGGTTGCCTCATATGCATCAAGAAGTGTTTCGTATCCGCTATCGTTGATCTCTTCAATAATTTCGGCATCAGTTTTCTTTGATTTAACCAGTTCTGGCTGTTTGTTATGAGTTGTCGCTATTTCAATGCCATTCGCTTTTGCCCATTCCTCATAGGTCATATTCTTCGGCATTTCTTTGCCGGACTTGAACCAGTCAGATGCTTCCTCTGGATCATGTTCTATTGTAGTAGATCTACAGCGTGGATGCATAGGCGGATAATTCACACCAACCTGCGCTTCTGAAACAGGGAAATCCTTCCCGTCCAGATCTGCACACTGTTTACTCGTTCTGTTATCCAGAGTAGCCATGAATTCATATCTTTCGATATTCGCCACGTCATACGCTCGCTGATCAGCTGCACCATGGAGCCAAGAGGACTCTGTCCGGATAAGCGTTTCCACGGCGCTGAAGCCTTTACCCATTTCATCAGACATTTCCTTTGCCATCTGAGTTCTGCTTTTGCCCTGGATAAATCCGCTGGTCAAAGTTTCTCGCAGATTAAAGGCAAGGTTATCCCTGTTCTTCCATATTCTCTTGGAGAAATTTGCACCAGACCAAGGATAGGAAAGAATATCTTCCACGGTTTTCTCATCCAGATGTGCAAACTGATTGATATAGCCGGCACGACTCTGGATGTCATAAACCTTTTTGTAATAACTATCCTTGAATAATTCTCCCAATTCTTTATGGGCTTCTCTTTCTGTGTCAGAACACAGCCCCGTCAATATGCACTCAATTTCACCGATTAGAGCGTCCAATCTTCGAATCGAGCTATTTGTTGACAGGGCATCCAAACGCGCCGTCAACTGCCCCTTTTGCAGGTTATCCGAGGCGTTTTTGATTTCCGCCACATATTCAGCAAGAGTCTTCTTCCATTCCTGCATTTCTTTTTTGCTCAGATATGCAGCTGCCTGATTGTAAGTCATGCCATGTTTCTGGCCATACTTCAGGATGAATGTATCGATGTTCTTTTGAATCTCTTTTGCGGCTTTCATGTACTGATCGTACATTTGCTCCACAAGTTTGGTACCACGAAGAGCGGCTTCATCTTCTCGTTGAAGGGCTCGTTTCGCCCAGTACTCCTTACTCTTCATCTGTTACATCACCGCCGTCACCACCAAAGGCATTCCCAAACATTCCCTCGCCATACTGCTGCATTTTCTCCTGCTGCTCTTCTTCCATCCGAGCTTTTTCTTCGTCCGCATCTTCAACCCAAGGATGGTTTTCCCTGATGGTTTTATCAGAAATCAGACCTTTGCTGTTTTTCGCATTGTTGATGATGTCTGTTTCGTTCACAGGCAGGTCCATGTTAAACACAATAGAGAAATCCTGTTCAACGAAATTACCTTTGTTGGCCAACTGCAGGGCACAGTCAAGGAACGGCTTCATCTGCAGGAAGGTGTCCTGCAGCTCCGCACCCAGAGCCACACAGTCTGCATCCAGATCCATGTAGCGGAAGTTGATCGCAACGCCGCTAGCATTGCCCAGATCAGCGTCCTTCGTGTCGACCGCATTTGCAAAATCGTACAGGTCCTTACGCTGCTTATTCAAAAACTGCATAACTGCATCAATATTCAAATCGGGCTCCAGCTTATCAACGCCGCCATTGTCGGTGACTTTGATCGCCAGAAAGTTCTTCAGATCATTGATAAATTCACTCAGATCTGCACCGCCATAATTCCGCAGGACATAAACGAATTTCGCAACATCCCTCAAAACGTCAGACGTTACAGATGTCTGCCAGTTGATATCGTCGATCAGTTCTTTTACAAAGTAGCACAGAGGCAACTCTTCATCGTTGTAACGAGTCCAGAACAAGGGAGGTTTTTCCCAGTTATAGGCTTCTTCTCCAACATAGAAATGCGGCTCTGTGTATTCATTGGATTCGTCGCCATGATCTTTGTCGATCGTCAGAACGGATCCATCAATGCTACCGAACTCATCGGTGTAGTAGTACCGGACGCCGCCAGACCACCAGAATTCTACGCATCTGATTTTTTTCTTTGTCAGTCCTGTATAGACATCTTTCTCGTAAAAACGAATAAAAGCGAACAGGATCTCTTTCTCTGCGTCCTCCCAGAGTGGAATTGTCTGCAAAGGATTCAGCTGCATAATGTGGAATTTCCCATCTGCACCAAAATAGGGCTGCAGATATGTAACGCCGTATTTGACCGTATCCCTGCCATGGGCTTTGATCTTACGGCGGAAGCTGTGGTTAAACAGATCATTCAATGCCTTGCCGTAGGCTTCACTCTCCGTTGTAACCGTCCACTGTTTCGACAGAAGGTAATTCGCCTTCTGATCGACCAGCTTCTTCAGGATAGGATGCTCGATTTTTGTGTTAGATCTACGAGCAACTTCGTTTGTTTTTTTCTGAACGTCTGACCGATTCCGGTAATACGTTTCTGCCTCCTGCATTCTGGTATAAGCCGGACTTTTCTCAAAAAGCAAAATTGCCTCCGAAATCAGCTGAGGCAGAGTCAGCATGGAACTCTTGGGATTCTCCAGAGCCTGCTTCATCCAATCGATCATTGTTTTCTGCGCCATTTTGTCACCTCACTTTAAAATTTCGATAGCAGAGCCACGCCGTTGTCTTTCTATGGCATAGCGAAGCGCTGCCATGGCATCGTCCATAAATTCTACGGGTTCGTCTATATATAGACCGGTAGTATTGTCCTTCTTCCATTTCCACTGCTGTGCCTCCTTGATCGTATTGACACAAGACGGGTGAATGTGTATTTTTCGTCCTTTCAGGAAGTCGATCTGAGCCTTTACGCTCCCTTTTTCCTTCTTGACTGCAGATGCTCTGAAACCTGCCTTCTTCCACATCTGGATTCGGTCAGGTTCTGCAGAGTCACAAAACATTTCCACCCGCTTATCGACGTTGGCAGCCTCTGCAATAGCGATCAGTTCTGTTGTATCTTTCTCAAATTCGTACACTTCCGTACAAACGTATATTTCACCATCTTTAAAACCAACGCCCAGAATGGCATTGGCATGGTTGAAACCAAAGTCTTGCCCATAATAAAAAGCGTCAAAACAACGACGCTCTGTAGGGAAATCATGTATTTCGATTTTTGTCAGGATCAGGCCGCCCAGCTCACCCCATTCACCTAAACCATATACTTTATAGCCCTCTGGATCTTCCAGACGACGGCGTTCCATTCGGCGATAATATGCTGCATCAATGAAACGATTGTCCTTGTATGTGGAATGATGCGCCAGCACATCAGGATCCTTCTTGTCAAAGTATCTGCCTTTTATCCAGTGCATTGCAGATACAGGGTTAAAAGACATCGTGATCTGATAATACAGATTCGGGTTTACTTCTTCCAGTTCACCACGGAGTCGGTCATCCAGAATTTCTATATCTCCAGATTCCAACTCCGTTGCTTCTTCCACCCAAATCCAGACCAGTTTGCCTTTTTTGAATGTTATAGATTTTACTTTTTCCCGCTGGCCTGTATCCTTCATACCTCGGAAGATAATTCGATTACCTGTCGTCAGGCACTCCATGGACATAGGTGAAAGCGTAATTTTCCAATATCGTTCTGCATGCTCTCCGTAAATCCGATAAATCGCAGACTGCAGTTCTGCAAAAGTACTGTCTCGGTTTGTTTCGTCGACTTTTCGGACGACAAGCAGATTTGCACCTTTGTACCGATCATCAGAAAGCTTCAGGATGTAATCCTGCGCCAGATCAACTGATTTGCCAGAGCCGGCAGAGCCTTTCAGAATACGAAAGCGACCTTTCCATTCATTGACCGGCTTAAATATTATATTAAACCGGGCACGGGTTTTAATCGTCTTCGCCGTAGTCATAATTTACCACCACCGTTACAGGGGCATGGTCCTCCTGTTTATCCTGGAACATTCCCAGATGCCTGCCAAGCAATTCCAAAGCCTTTCCCTTGTCATTCAGCTTGACTTCTATACCGCTCCGACCCTGCTTAATGCTGGCGATCGCTCCCAGCTTCTCTTTTGGGATCTCGCTGGTGGGTTTGATCGTAACAACAGAGGAATTTTTCTTTTTCTCCACTGTCACAAAATCCGTAACATCTGCGAATGCCGTCTTTGCAAGTTCATAAAGCACTCTATCCTGAGTTATTTCTGTCCTTGCTGCTCTGGCGTCCATTGCTTCTTGGATTTTTTCCAGTATTTCAGGTTTTTTGAGGTTTTCATACCCAATAGCTCCAGCCGTTTCTTCACTGTATCCAGCTCGGATGGCTGCCTGGGTAGCATTCAGATCTACGAGATATTCTTGGACAAATAATGCTTGTTTTTCTGTCAGTTTTGCCATTCAACCATCCTCCCTTCTATGATTTTTGGCATGTAAAAAGAGGTGCGGAAAGGGTGCACCTCTTCATAAAGGAGTTCTTGAGATCGAAAAGCTTTTTCCAGATCCACCACATCAGGTAGGAGAAAGAATTTGTACTGATAAATCATCTGGGGTTGAGTATCAATACAATGGAATATGCTTCTGTTTTCGATGCTTGCCTCTACGGGCTAATACCATACTACTATTTTCCAAACGAACAAAACGAACAAGTTTATTCAATGCTCATTGCAATGTAGTCAAGACCATATTCAGCTGCACAGGTATGTTCGATTTTGCAGCCTCTTGCATCTTCCCATCCGGGAGCAAAGATAACAAGGTCTGCCGTGGAAAGCAGCTGCAGCGATTTGCCAAGGTACCACAAAGGCTCTGCATCTGCAGGTTCGTCCTTAAAGAAAGAATCAATCACCTCAAATGTTTCTCCAAACATCATCTGAGCCATCTCTACGATTTTTTCTCTTACTTCCAGAATTTCTTCGTTTGTTTTGCCCTTCATGGGCTGAGAAATAAATAATTTTTTCATAATACCTCTCCTTCATTCTAATTCATCAAAGAATCTTGTGAATGTCATACGCACTCCATCTTCTGTATTGTTTCCGCCGATCCTTTGCGCCACCTGTCGCCATGGCAGATCGTCAATGATTCGCAAGCGTATGATCATGCGCAGATGGCTGTCCGCAATGGTTTCTATGAATTCTTCAGATTCATTCAGAAGCTCCAGTAGTTTTGTTTCTGCAGATACAAGCATACCGGTATATTTTTTAATAGCTGCCTTCCGCTTGTTGTATTCCTTCGACGGGAATCCCTCAATGCGTATACTGCCGATGGTACCGTCGGGGCGTGAACCCCTAACTGTATCAATAACTGTGCCGCTTTTAATTAAAGATTCCTGTTTTTTCTCCAAATTTTCAATACGTCTCCGTAGATCCGCTACTTCCTTCTGCATATCCGCATATTGAATCAAAACGCTTTTATCCATTTCTTCCCTCTCTCATTTTCCCCTTTTAACTCCCAGATCATCAAATGTTCTGGCAAAACCCATAATCTCTTTTTCGATATTTGCCAGCCATAATAGCGTAACAATTACCAGAAAAAAAGTCACTGCAGTTATAACAGGAAGGGATAGTAGGATCAGAATTATTACGGCTATATCCATGGCATTACTCCTTACATTTTCCACAGCATTGTCATGATCACTGCCCAGAAGCCGCAGCTGACCATAGCATTTGTATCGCCTTTTTTGTGCGCTTTTGCCATGCAGACCATATGTACCATAGCCATTATGGCGCACAGAAATTTAATCACAGTTCTTGCTATTAACACTTTGCAACACCCCCTTTCTAAAACCATAAAGTTGCTTGACGATCCCTAAAAAACATGGCTGAATAACACGTAGAAAAAGTACTATACAAAAACCATGTTTTTTCCACCTTATGAAAACTCAACAAAACCTTGTAAAATCAACGGTTTTATGTCTTGTTTCGTTCAAAAAATTACCCCCTTATGTATAAAAATGGGTAGAATTGTGATGAATCAGCTCTCCCCTTTCGGTGGTTCAGGCAGTGGCATCCAGTGGGTGACTTTCAGCTTCATGCCTATAGCAGAACACCATTGTTTCTTATCGTGACTATACCATGCACGGTCAACGAACATTCCGCAGTTCAAATCGTGATACACTAAAACATCGTGCGGAGGCACTGTCCTTTCTGGCAACCTGTCCTTTACAGAAATCCATTCCTGCTTTGGTTCGATGGTGGGCTGCTTATCGATAATCTCTCCGAGTGTCGCAAGCGACACGCATTCAAAGTTATTCATAAACTCACCGGTAATTTTACAGCTCGTTTTCAGCGCATCCGCATTAATCGCTCTTGCCATCGTCAGTCATCCCTCCTTTATTTCGATACTCCAACCGCATTTACAGGTACGCTTGAAATATCCAATGTTTGTATCAATTTCAAGAGTCCCCGTGCCGTTGCCTACCGTATCACAACCACACCGAGGGCACTTTGCATATTGAACTGTCAGCTTATGTGCTTCATCAAATGTCATCATCGACCCTCTCTCCATCCTTTCTCATAAGCAAGAATAACGCTTAACAGAACAATGGTCATAACCAACATCCACCATCTGTTAAACTCTTTCCACAGAATGCAAGGGATAAGCGCGGCATAGCTGAAACGAATAAACCCTAAAGGATGTTTGCAAAACAAAAAGCAATATATCTTTTTTAGCACTCTTTCCATTCACTAGCCCTCCTGTTCCATGCCTGTGCAGCCTCAAGGGTTGTTATAAGTGGGTTTGTGCATAAAAACGCACCCCCACAAGATTTGCATTTGATTGTTCTTGTGTTTCTAATAAATTCTGCTTCTCCCCCACAAAATGGGCAGGGTTTTAATTCAGACATTTTCCGCCCTCCTATTCCATGCCTTTACCGCTTCTCCTACTGTAAATTTCGCTGAAATGGACGCCCGACATTCCTTGCACTCCACAATGTTCAGCATTCCGTAGATATGTATTTTTTTACTGCCGCAGAAGGGGCAGGGTTTAAGCTCATTCTCCCCTTTCTCCTCCAGCTGCTTTTTATCTTTTTCTACCTGCCGGTCATACATTTCCTGCAGCTGCTCATCAGTAAACATCCCTGTTTTCTGTACTTCCTGCAGGGATCTGAAGTTTTCCTCTAAGTTTGGATCATCAAGATTTATGCTGATCATGTTTTTCTATCCTCCTGTTCCACAAGTCGATCGCTTTATCTGCGCCCTTTTTTACACTCTCCGGTGTAATCGGTGTAGATATGCCGTTATCCGAAAAGCGCATTTCAGAAATACCACACTGCGGACCTTCTGCACGACAATGCTTGTTAGTACATTTAACGAAGGCTGCACACTTTCCGTAGTATTCCGGATTCAGAATCATTAATTCGGCAGGGCTGTCACAGAATGGGCAGGTCTGCAGTCTGCCCCCCCCTAGCGGAATTATGCTCTCGTAGTACGCACAGTTTCTTGCTTCCACTTCCAGATCCTCAGGATAGAATTTCGCTCTTTCATTCCATTCCGCATAGCATTTCGGACAAATCCAGTGGTTAAGCACGGGTACCAGATAGCCTGTCCTTGAAGGAGTATTGCAATGATCACAGATACCAAAGCCGCCCAAAAGCATAATTTCTTCCCTGCTGACCTCATAGGCTGTATATCCGCATTTTGTTTTGATCTTAATCATTTACAAGATCCTCCCTCCAAAACATCTTCCTGCCTGGCATTTGGAGTAACAGGGTTAGGCTCTTTATTTTCAATGGTCCAGATCAGACAGACGATGTTCCACATAAACGCTCTGTCGTGTCTTTCATCTCTGTAGCCAGTCCACCATTTGACAAAATGTCTGATGGCACTGGAAAGATAACTCCATTCAGGCAAACCTTTCTGCCAGTTATTTTCACCGTACTTCACGGCACCGTCACGGAAGTGAATGGACAGTTCCATGATCGCCTCCATTCTGTCACCGCAATATACGCCCTCGATGAATTCATGCAAAGCGCCGTACAGATACTTGATGTCCTTTGTTCTTTTATACGCCTCCAGCTGGTCCAGAACGCCAATAGATCTCTCTGCGTTCCCGATCAGGATGCTGCCAATGACACCCAAAGGCAGCAGGTCGCAGCGACCTTTATCATCCTGAATATCTCTGACTGCGCCAGAGTCAAATTCTGTTCTGTTGCCGCTATCCATGATTACCGGTTTGGCAGGGATGGGATCCTGATATACCATTGCGCTGCAGGCTGTGCATATATACCCTTCAACGTTATCGTCCCACTTAGCCTCTTTGCCGCATTTCATGCATAAAACTTTTTCTTTATCCATTTACTTCGCCTCCAATAAATTTGCATTGTCCCAGATATTACCCGCAATAATTGCATTTTCGTCCAGAATATGCTGTACCAATGGTTCAGGAGGGCAATTCCCGTCCTGCTGGTACCAGCCATTATTCCAGATTACTTTTTCGTATACTACGGAATCGGGCTCAGGAGAATCCTGATATGTGCATTCCAGAATATCGCCTTCGAAGATCTTTTCGCCATTCATATCTACAAAGCCGGTAAACTGTCTAACAGTTTCAGGGTACACTAATGTTTTTGCTTCTTTCCCCATTATGTTTCTGTGGATATAGTACCGCCCGTCTGGCTGCTGTGTTAAATAACCAGTAATCCATCTACCGGATAAAGCACTTCTTCCCTGAAAAATGATTTCTCTCATCATAGAATTTCACTCCCCAATTGTTACATAACCTTTTTTCTTTCTGTTCCATTCGACTGCAACGGGTGTGCCGCAGTTGATACAGTCGATTTCAAACATGCCGTCAATTCTGTTTGTATGGTAGTAAGATACGTTCCCACACTGGCAACGAAGATCTACCTTGCGCATGTTGTCTGTTGTCATTTTTGTAGGCTGTCCACATTTTTTGCATTCAAAATATCTCTGACCGTGCTTCAGGCAGGTGCTGATAATTTCGCCGCAATGCTCGCATTCGATATGAACAAAGCCCTTAAATGTTTTTCCTTTCTCCATGTCTACCTCCTGATCGTCATCGTCTACGCTGGTCACAGGTCGGCTAGGGGGGGGGTAGGACGCTTCCTCAGTGTCCGTTTCCTCCTGATCGCCGGCATCATCTTCATAAGACTGCTCGGTTATCTTCTTAGCCTCTTCCTGTAACTTTTCAAGAAAATAGGCTGTCGCTTCCTCTACCTGCTCCAGACTGCTATGTTTTTCCAAAGGGGTCTCTTTCCTGATCAACGCCTGCAGACACATATCAAAATACATTTCCTCGTTGTCATCACGAATAGAGAGCTCCCTGGTATTTGTTTTAATTTTGAACATCGCTTCTTCCTCCTCATCAGACTGCAAAGACTTTATACCCGAAAATAAGCCTACCCTCTTAAACTAGGCCTAATTTCTCAACTCTCGACCTGCTTCAAACCCAGTAAAATCAAGGGCTACAGAGAAATTAAACCTATGCACAAAAGATAGGTCGATTTTCGGTTGTTTTTGGATACGAAATTAGGCCTATGTCTGAGCCTATTTTTTCATGCAATCAGGGATAATTTCTTCCAGCCGTTTTTCAATTCTCTGGAACAAAACGATTGCATCGTTCAGGGTAAGAACCTGTTCCGCTGTAGCTTTCCGGCATAAATGTCGGTAACATTCTTTGATACAGCTCTCTACGGATCTGAAATAACCGAGTGTTTTATAAATCGGCTTCCCGTCCTTGCCTTCCTTCCCCGTATTGATCACCAAGGAATAATCGTATGTATTCCCATGGATTTCATAATTTTCAATCAGCTTAATCATTGCTTTCCTCCTGCTTTTTCTTGATGGCGTCTACTACTTGAAACCACAAAGGGGTTCTCTCTCCCGCCTGAACCATGCCTTCTCTTTCTTTTGTCCACCAATCCAGAGGGTAGATATCCAAAGCGGTTTTCTTTTCAATGCCGTGGGTAGTAAAACGCTGCAGCCAATACTCCTTTGTTTCAATTGTCCAGCCCTTAACTTCAATGATTTGGTAAATGCGGTTATCACGATCGATCACATACATTCCCGCCTTCATTTCTCTTTCCAGACGAAGACATTCCGATCGGAATTTTCTTTTCAATGCAAGTTGCCGCCTGGAATTAGGCTCGTAAGTATTCCACATCCTGGAGGCATAATTTATATCAAGGTCGATGCCTAAAAATATCCTGCCGCTCATTCCACATCCTCCTGAGCAGGAAGTGGCATCCATTTTTTCACGGAAATATCCCATGCATCAGGATATTCTTCCAGCGCCCATCCGGCATCAGGATTGAAATACGCAAACATATACGCATCCTCAAATCGAGCATTTTTGTAAGTACCATTTACAACAGCCAACAAGAGCCCATCCTCTTTCGGATTATTGGCAGGATCAGGCAATCGTTCTTCAGGACGATACCATCTGTTCAGCTGTTCGCTAATAGCCTCAATGGCTATTTCCAGAGCTTCTATGTAGTCTGCAGTTTCTTTTGCATAATGCTCTTTTGAAAATTCCATTCTCTCTTTCAGGAGAAGTAACGCTTCTTTTTTCTTCATAGCAATGTGCCACCTTCCAATGCTTTTTTCACAATTTCGTCATAAACCTCGTTGGTTGCTTTGACTGCGTCCATAATGTCTTTTTTCACCGATGTTTCGCACACACAGACATACGCTCCGCTCGCTGCTTCGCTCGGGAATTTCCTTCTCCAGAGTGCCGAAGCAAGGGACATCAGATGTCCGTATCCGATTCGATCACCGATACGCTTTACCAGCAATACCTCTTCAACCAATTGTTTTTCCTGTGTAATCATCTAGGTCTCCTTCTATGCTTTTTCTTGGCAGGATCCTCGGAGTCGTTTTTGTCCAAATGCACGCTTCTGATTAGGTTCCATGCGTCTGCATGTCCTTTTTTCTCTGCCTCAAAGATGTCATTGGTGACGCTTTTCACATGGCCGATCACCAGTGGAAATGCCAGGATAAAACCAAGCAGGCAATACACAGTAATAGAAGCAATGGTTTGAATATAAATACCCTGCTCTCTGATGGCTGCCCATATATAAAACTGCTTTGCCGCCATGAGCAGAAACTCTGTAGTGCAAATCACCATAAGCGTATTAAGTATCAATGTCTTTTTACTCATCATCTTGCATCCCTACTTCCCCAAACGCTGTCTAATTCGTCCAAATTTGCGATCGTAACATTTTTCAGTTTGAATTTTTTAACATTTTCTTCCTGAATCTCTTTCCATTTCACATGAGAACCTAAGCAGCTTGTCTTGAATCTAAAGCGATCGACAAATCTCTGCAGGCGTTCTGTGCCATGGCCAAACAAATCATGATTTACCTGAACTGCCATATTCAAAACTGTATCGATAGCATTTTGCTTATACATTTCGCCGGCGTCATCCAGTTCCTTCAGTGTCAGGTTGGTATGAAATCCTGTAATGTTTCTATATTTGATTTCCTGTTCAAGAGCTTCAGGTCCGCCTTCTTTTATGATTTTCAAAGCCAGAAGAAGACCGTCGTCTCTTCCGCGCTGATATTCTCTAACTTTTTTCATAAATGCACCTCTTACTTTCTTGTGTGTCGAATTTCCCAAAGTATCTGATTAACTGTTTCGTTATAAGCCGGACGTAATTTTGCACAATGCACTTTCAGATCTTCAACATCACCTTTTATCAAGGCAAGTTTCAGATCGTTAAATATGCCCTTGCTGCTAATAACTTTACAGGCCCTGCGAAAAGTATCTTTATTCACCATATTGCTGCCACCGGAAATATGGTAGAACAGAAACCCTCGGTAGTTTTGTCTCAGATAAGCCACTATTGCATCATATTCGTCGCGGTATTGTTCCAGCTGTTCCGGAGGCAAAGATAACGCCTTACCCTTTCGTGACACCTGATGAAAGAATTCCGCAACGTCTTCAGAGGTCATTTTTTTAAGATTTGACAAGTAAATCACCTCTATTGTAAGAAAATGTAGGAGGGTGTAAGAGTTTTAGTTCTTACACCACAAACCCAGTAAAATCAATGGTTACAGGTGTGTTTTTTGTAGATGTAAGAAATGTAAGAACAATTTTTAATACCTATATAGCAATATGTGTTTTGCGTGATTTACGCTCGAACACTATCACATATAAAAAAGGTGTATCTAAAAACCTTCTTACAATTCTTACATTCTTACATTTTGGTCAAAACGGGCAGTCGTCCCTTGCCTGATCGCGGAGGCCCATTTGCTCGAAGCCGCCGCATTCATCACGCATTTTTACAATCCAGATACAGGAAACAACCTCTCCGTTGACCCGTTTTGCCTTGGTGCAGCCTTTGGTCGCTTCGATCTTACCTGCCCGCTTCATCCAGCTAAGCAATGCTTTGGCATTGTACCCGCCGTCTTGGCAGATCTGATCAAACCGGCTGCGTATCACATAAAAATAATTGTCGTCGCTGGTACCCCAAACTTCGTTACGATCATCGCTTGTTTCACCGAAACGATTCTTGTTTGCCACCAGCGTTTCGTAGATATATTCGAAAGCGCGTTCATGGATAGAAACCTCCTGCTTTGTTTTCAGGAAGTGCTGCACGTCTTCCGGCTTCAAATAGTCGTTGTCTCCAAAAATCGCCTGAGACAATATAAAGTCCCCAACCAGAATCAGACTCATCGCCATGGACTGTTTGCCCGTGGTATCCTTTTTGTCAAATTCCTGCATGTAGATCTTATAAAGCTGCCTTGTTGTAACAAAGTTAGGGTCGTACGTTTCGAGCCATTCCAGACACATTTTGCCTGCAAAGCCATAATGCTCCAGTAATGTGTCTGCAACGTGTTTAGGATCCTTAAAAAGTGCCTCCTCACACTCGATTTCGATAATACGGTTAACAGCGCCGCCACCAGAGGCAGAAGACGTCAAAGGCATCTCGCCGTTGGTAATGATACAGTTACTCCATGTAAGCGTCATATCTACGCCGCCGTTTTTGTTGCCACGGGTACGGCCAACACCTTCGGACAGCATATAGATTTCCTTATCGAAATTCGCCTGAGTACTGACGATCTGCAGTTCATCCAGAATCAAGGGCATATTGCCAACAAAAGCAGCTGCTCTTTCCTTGCCGACTGATGTACTGTTGAAGGTCTGAATATAAACGCCGATTCTGGGATTCGCCCAGAGGGAAGCTGCCAGCATTTCGCCAACAGACTTACCCGCCTCTGTGCCACCCCATAAATGCAGGAAGAACGGCAGACAGTTCATGGGTTTTACCAAAACACTGGAAATTGAAGCCGCCATCAGGATGCGTCCATACAGGCTATCCCTGCGAATTTCTTTTGCCAGCGCCAGCCATTCTTCATAACTGCCGTTAGATCTAACGCTTTCAAATAATGTTTTGTTGCTTGTGTCGCCGTCGAATACCAGATTTTCCACATACGGAGCGAATCCGTACCCTTCTACCCAGCCCAAACGGCCTACGCTGTTCTTTTCCTCGATGCGGTCATAGTTTAGATTTTCCACATCGTGCAGATACCGAACCAGATACTTTGCATTTTCACTGGTAACGGCTACCCCCACATCGGCCAACTGAATGATGGATGATGCGGACGCCAGCGTGCGTTTTTCTGCAATTGTTTTGCGCCACATACCGCCTTTGCGATATGCCAGCTGAAGTTTTTCTGTGTTTGTGTCGATGTTGATCAGGCGAAGCGTTGGCATGATCGGGTGAACGCAGGCGTACATGGGCCCTAGAGGGGTAAAAATATGTATGCCACTTTCGTCTGCAGTCCATTGACCACAGTCCAGCTCCATCGGCTGACCGTCAAAATTTGTGGCGCTGGAAATATAATTCCCTGCTGCTTCCTGCTTTTTAAGTTCACAGTACTGCTTGAACAGTGTTTTGAAATTCCTGACGCCTACCTTCGCAGCCATAGCCGCCATTTGCTCAGTCAGCTGCATCAACACAAATCTGTCATTGATGTACTTATGCAGGACCTCATAAGGCTCTGTGCCTTCTATAAAGTCCGCCTTGGTATATTCTCTGAATTCCGCCATATAGTCACCGCCTATTTATTTTTCAAAAGCAGGTCAACGATCGTCTTTCCTGTCTCTTCTTTGCTGCAGAATAAAAAGCGGCAGCCATGTCTTTCTTCGATAGATCTGAGAATTTTGTATAATTTTTCGCCAGTCAATGCATTTGGAGATTTACGTAAGCGAGGATTTTTCCACTGCTTCACGTCTTCCAGAGAGGCAATGTTCTTCTCTTCACAGAGGACGATCAGCTGAATACCAAGTTTTTTTGCCAGATCCAGCTCCTCTATAAAGCGGCGATGTCCGTAGGTTACGTTACCGCAAAGCTCCAACAGGCCGAATTTTGTATCAACACAAACGCTCTGATCGGTGGGGAGGGTATAATCCCCCACCACCAATTTAGAACGCACGATTTCTACGTCATTTTCAGCAAAATACTTGTGCTTTGCATTGTGTTTCTCATTTTGCTGGCGAGTATCTTCGATGATAATCATGCGAATACCCCCCCCGATTAGAAGGGAACTTCGTCCGCTTCTGCGCCATCTACAGGGCTCCAGCCATCGCTTGTACCGTTTGCCAACAGTTTTTTGGGAGGAATAGCGAAATCGCCTTTGCGAATCTTATCCACGCTTCTAACTGCCGCTACATACAATCTGGTACCGTCCGTACCATTGTTTTTGCGGTATTCTTCTTCCCCCAGCACCAAGCCGATCAGCTGACCTTCCAAGCGTTTTTCCTCATTGTTAAAAATGAATCCGGGGTTGCTTTCTTTAACCGCTGTCAGGAATCCCTTGAACATGGACAGGGCAGTTTCCTTGTAGGAGCGAATGAAAGTGCCGCCCCAGAAGGATTTAGCCTTGTACAGCTCGTTCCAGTGTCCCTTGAACTCGCCCTCAGCGATATCATACTCAACTTTCAGATATTCCTTTTTAGGCTCGTCCGTTACCAATGTAATTTTGCAGACATAGCCGCCGGGTTTTAAGCGGGGCAGATCTACAGGGTCGGGGACTTTTCCCCAATCAATGTTTTTCATTGCTTTTTCCTCCTTTTACAGGTTCCAATATTCTCTGATCGTTGTATCGACAAGTTTCAGATCATTGTCGATTCTCTGATCAAACATTTCCATAGGGCTCTTTGCAGGATTGCTGCCGTCGGAGTTAGTCAGGAAATAATGTTCTGACCCTTCTGCCACGCACAGCAGCACGATAGAAAACAGCCCTTCCACGGTCAGCTGGTTGTCCAGCATTTTACCGAGGGTTTTGGCTTTTACTCTGCCGCTTTCTGTTACTTCGGTGTGGTGCAAAAAATAGACAATTACATCTTCAGGTGTACGTCTAACCACAAAGTCAATCAGATTACGGAAGTTTAACGCCATGTTCGTGAATTTGCCGTAGCCAGTTTCTTTGGCATGATCAAAAGATTCAAATGCCATCAAATACTGGCTATCGTCAATCACGTAGGTTTTTAACTTGGGATCGCTCAGACTTTTCATGATAGTGCTGTATGTAGCATTATCCGCTTTAGGCAATTTCTTCCGGAAAGGAAGGGGCTTGCCCGCCACATTGAAAATGCCGAGTTCACCTTCATTGAAGTTACGAAGGCTGGTGCTTTTGCCGCTACCAGATTCGCCCAAGACTAAAACAGGGGTGCCCATAACTCATTCCTCCTTGTCTAATCTGCCATTTCTGGCTTCTTCTACCATCTGATCTCTTACAGAGTCAATCTCTGCAAGGATCTGTTTTTTTCTGTTGACCAGACCAGCGATTTGCTTGTCCGTTTCCACCAGATCAACGGTTAATTCGAACATTTTGTTCAAATAATCGTATCTGCTCACCAGATTTCCTCCTTTCTGACACAATCATCGCAGCCAATGATTACGCCATCTTTCCAATAAAAATAATTACAGCTAGTGCTTCCGCATTCAGGGCAGGCAGGCTCCGACGGAACACGTCCGCCAGAGCATTCTCTGCACCCGTTGCACTCTTTATTGCTATGTTTACACATGAAAGCCATTACCAATCGTCCCCTTCACAGAGCACTGGAGCCGTTCCAGCGTCTTCCTTCCCGGAAGCACCTAAAGAAGGCGTTTCCGGAACAGGCGCTGCGTCCAGCATTGCCAAGAGAACATTTTTGTCAGGGTTGTAGGGATAATTACGGAGATACGCAATTACGGCATCTACTTTGCCCTTCATCATAAAAAACTCCTGTTCAACTGTGAGTTTATTACTATCAAAATGACCCATTGATTTTTCCTCCTTGTTCTGGTATTGTTAAGTTACGAGTAAATCGCTTTGACCCCTGCGGTGTGCCACCACCAATGGGGTCTTCTTCATTTTTCGGGGCGAAGTTCATTCAGGACAGATAAAACTCCTTCGTATGCCGCCCCTGCCAAAGTTTCATTATCGGCCGTGTCAGAAAGCGTATTGAAAAGATGATCTGCCAAGGCCTGTACCATCATCTGAGCAACGGTTGAATCTTCGCCGTAGTACTCATAATGCATATTTTCAGCACCATCAAGCAGCAAGATCTTTACGAATGACACTTTTCCTTCTTCCACGGCTTCTGTACCTCCTTTCGTGTTTTTCATAGATTTCATGCGCCAGCCAAGCATTGGCAGCCAAACACAGACCAATCAGCATCACCCAGAAGAATCTCTCCTGTGTTGCCAGACCATAACTGATGATCGCCAGATCTGCCAGAGCTGCCAGAACGAAAAATACGATGGTCTGTAAGAATCTGCGGATCGGCTTGCGCAATCTACGTTTACTTTTTTTCATACCTATCACCCTTTCAGTTTAATTTTGGGTCCGCCCATTTCCTTGTTGATCAGCTGGTTATGGCGAAAATTCTCAATCCAGCCTCTGTCCATTTTGCAGGTGAAGTAGTGGTTGCCAATGGCAATTACCTCACCCGTCCGCTTCTTGACCCCGACTTCGCCGGCGTATTCTTTCTGCGGTGTAATGATTTCGATTTTGGCTCCGACTCTGAGACCGACCCGTTCAGCCGCTTTTCTCAGATCTTCTGCCAGAATCCCTCTGTAATAATTGTCGGGTTTCACGATTACCCCTCCTTGTATATGTGGGTCCATGCCCCGTTGCTGTTTGCTGAGATCTCAGCTGCCAGAGCATGGATAGTTTTACCGAATAAAGCCTGTGTCAGAGCGCCCACCGGAGCGTCTGCAGGTGCAGACAAGAAATGCACCTCAGCGTTGATGGGGCGCGCCCTGCTGGTTACTGTTTTCATAAGATCACCCTTTCGTTGTCGCGCGTGAAGCACTGCGCATAGCGGAATCCTTCTGTAAAGCCATCGATTTCGACGGTAAACATATGGGGATATAAACCGACTACAACGCCTTCCCTTACCTGCCGAAGAGAATAGGTCATATCTTTCAGCAAGGAATAGCTTTTTATCTTCACTTTTTTGCCGACGTATAACTTGCCTTCCAGCAGCTGCTTCATGCGCTGCTCAGTGAGGCATGGTCTTTTTACTGTGAATATTTCAGAAAGTAACTTTTCCATTCCGTCCCCCTTGAAAGTGCCGCACGGCATGCGGTACAATTAATAGGACTGGAAGGGAATCAGTCACAATAGAACTCTTTGATCGACCACCTCGGAAACGAGGTGGCATTCTTTTGTCTTTTTTGTTGGAACATAATTCTTTTTCATGGAACATATTGCAATTTATCTCAGGCAAATGTTATTCTTCGATCAGCCCAATAGAAAGGAGGTATAACATGGTAGAATATAATGACCTGAAAAAATTGGAACAAAATCTCGATTCCCTTTGCCAATGCATTGAAGATGGTCAGCTGGATATCCATAAGGCATTCAATAAGGAGTTCATGTCCAAATACACCGAATTTGAATGCTTGGAATCTTTTCTGGGAGCCGGCGGTTTTACTTTCGACATCGAAAGCATTCCTGAAGATGCGCTCGATCAGTATGTAGCCAGCCAAACCAACTTTGACGATTGGCAAGGAATGTTAGATGCTGCCGTTGCTGAATTCATCGAAAGTACTTTCAGTATTTGACAGCGATCTTACTGTTTCTCAGTTCGCCTATGATCTGTTCTGCTTCTTCCAGCAGATCGTTCAGACGGCGAACTTTTTTTGCGGCTTCATCCAGACCGTCAAATGTGATGCCTTTTTCGGCACCAGCGGGAACCGCTTTGGGCGTATCTGTTTCCTCGGCCAGCAAGTACTCCATCTTGACGCCAAAGAATTCCGCCATTCGCTTCAGTCCGGAACTCGGTATATCAACCTTCCCTTCGATCCAGTTGTAATAAGTTTTTTCGTGGATCCCCAGTTTTGCTGAAAGTTCTTTTTTGCTTAATCCCGATTTGTTTCTTTCGGTTTCAATGTTTAAAAATCTGATAATTGTAATCACCTCTTTTCCTTTACACGGTTCAGCATTTCTGAACTTCTTCGGTAAAAAAATATTCCTGAATGTCACTATGAGACAGTTCAAGAAGTCTAACTGCTTTGCTGATTTCCGGAAGGGTGAAGTACGTCTTGCCGGAAAGCTTGAGAATCAAGGATTTTTCAGATACCCCCAGAGCTACGGCAAATGCTGCCTGCGTTCTGTATTTTTCTACAATCCTCCCTCTTAATTTGTTGAGGTCATACTTTGTATCCTTCATTTTTGGCATAATATCACCTCCCTTTGTTTATAATTTCTAAACTTAGAATAGCATCACGTCATAAAAGTGTCAAGCAAAAAAATCCATTTTTCTGAACTTTTTTTATTTTTTTATTGAACAAATGTTCAACCTGTGATATTCTAATTTTGCAAACTCAATTTCGATATGGGGGTGTCATAATGGATACTACAGCAAACAGACTGAAAAAAGCTATGGGCATTCGCAATATGCGCCAAGTAGATTTAATAGAAAAGACTCAGATTCCCAAATCCGCAATGAGCCAGTATATCTCTGGAAAATTCCTGCCCAAACAGAATCGCCTTACTGCTTTGGCCAAGGCTCTTGATGTAAATGAATCTTGGCTTATGGGTTATGACGTGCCCATGGAAAGAGAATATGTTGAATCTATCATCAAGGATCGTCTCACTAATCCAATTACCTCTACAGATTTTTTGGTGCTTAAGTCAATTCGCACCGGTCTTGACTATTCTAGCGGAAATACTGCAGAAACAATCCATTTTGAACCTACCCAAGCAGAACGCCCTTCCAAACTGCCTACAGAATATTTTGCCACCCATGCCAAAGACGACAGCATGATGTGCAAAGGCATTATTAAAGGCGATCTCATGATCTTTGACACTGACATTCATGATTTAGAAGCCTTAAACGGAAAAATTGTTTTAGTTTCCTTCGATCCTTCCAGGGAAGCTGTTCTCCGTCAGATCTCTATCCATGGCGACACTGTAATTCTTCAGTCTTTCTCTTCTGGTTCTACTCCGGAGATATTCGACTATTATGTCATGGATAATCACGTAAAACTGATCGGGCGTCTGCTCCGAGTAAGACGAAGCTATTTCGAATGATAAAATAAAAAAATCCTCCACCCTGTTACCAGCAGGATGGAGGATCAGTGCGGTCACACCGTATGGTATAAACGCCCTAAGCAAGCATATTATACCATACGGACCGCTTTATTTGCTATACCCAAAAATCAAATAAGGAGGTCTTTTTTCATGCTCAATGCAGTAGGATATACCCGTTTCTCCACTGATCGACAGACGGAGAACTCCACAAAATTTCAGAAAGATGCCATCACAGATTACGCTAAGCGCAACAACATCAACCTTCTGCGCTTCTATTCCGACGAAGGGTTCAGTGGCACCAATGTTGACCGTCCTGCTTTTCAGGATATGTGCGCTGCTGCCCAAATGGATCTGTTTGACGCCGTTCTGATCTACGACATCTCCAGAGCGTCCCGTGACGTGGTAGACTGGATGGAATTTCGAAAAATCATGCGCAATCTGGACGTGCAGGTTATCTCCGTCACTCAGAACCTTGGTGACGCTCTGGATCCAGACAGCTATCTGATCGAACTGATCAACGCTGGCATCGGTCAGCATATGGTTCTGCAGACTCGACAGAAGTCTATCGCCGGCACAACTGCCAAGGCAAAAGAAGGTGCATTTCTTGGTGGCTATGCTCCTCTGGGCTACGATATTAAAAACGGGGTTTACGTGATTAACCCCTATGAAGCGAAATATGTCCGCACGATTTTCCACATGTATGCCGAAGGTAAAAGCTACGATGCCATCATCGATGCATTAAACGGCCTAAAAGGGAAACGCGGTGCAGTGATCGGCAAGACTCAGCTGCAGAGTATTCTGCAAAATGAAAGATATATCGGTGTTTATACATGGAATAAAAAACAATACAAGGTAATGAACAAATGGGCGGGCGGCAAGCCGAATCCTAATGCTGTAAGGATTGAAGGCATTATCCCTGCTTTGATCGACATGGAAACTTGGGAAAGGGTGCAGAAGCGTATGAAGGATAAAAAAAGAAGAGCCGCTAACAAATCAAAGAGAAATTATCTGTTGTCCGGGCTTATCACTTGTGAATGCTGCGGCGGCGCCTACGTCGGCCATACCAGCACCAACAGCAAAGGATACGGCACAGTTTATTATGTGTGCGGGACAAAATACCGCAATCATACCTGTAACGCCAAAAATATTCCAGGTATCCAGCTGGAGGAATTTGTCCTGAATAATGTAAAAGAATATGTCAGAAATATGGACTTCGAAAAGGAAGCGGATGCTATCATGGCAAATCTGACCCCTTTTGCGAACTCTGCAGAGGCGGAACGCAAAGAGTTGAGGGAAATTACGACTAAGATTGAAAACGGCGTCAGAGCCGTCTTAAACGGCCTTATCATGCCCGAGCTTCAGGAAGAGATTGACAGACTGCGCGTCCGCAAGTCTGAACTGGAGGATATTATCGAAAATTCCGAAAGAACAACAGGTAAGGTTGATAGAGATCTGCTGATCGCGCACATGAAAAAAGCCGCCGAGGATCTCGAAAATAATCCTGCAGCAGCTGTAAAATCTTTGGCAAAAATATACGCCCATGCCGACGGATCTTGTACCGTGAACATAGGCGTACATATTAGTCATTGCGGAGACAGGATTTGAACCTGCGACCTCCGGGTTATGAGCCCGACGAGCTACCGGACTGCTCTACTCCGCGTCAGTATGAACTTTACTTTATTATTATATCGCAGGGGAAGGGGTTTGTCAAATCCTTCCCCTTTTTGGCTATGTAAAATTTGATGTGGGTTTTTTTTATTTTAGGCCTTTTGTCAACTTTTTCGGGTTTTTAAACTTTTGTGGGTTTTTTGTATTTTAGCCTCCAAACCGACTTTTCAAACTTTTGTGGGTTGTATTCTGTATTTTACGAAATCTATAATTATATCAAAGATATAATTATAGGAGTGATGCATATGGCAAGAGCGCCCCGATTTAGATATCACGAAAAATTTGAACCAGACTACAACCCTTACGGTAATACTTTGACCGAACGCCAGCAGCGTATCATCCGTGGCATAGACATCCATTCAGTTTCCAAGAATGAATTAACAGTCCTCATACGCAAACTGGAAAAGATGGGAGATGAAGAAAGCCTGCTCCTTGTCTATGATATGTATGATGAATTGCTCAATCCCACAGAAGAATGTAAATACACTATTGAAGAGTCAAAGGCTATTATTCAAAGTTTGGCACCATGGAAAATCAAATGGTAGTGTCTTGCTTCCATGACATATTGGGTTACATTGGCGCAAGAAAAAAACACACACAGTTAAATCCTGTGTGTGTTCGTTTTTTCAGATAAAGCCCTCTGGATTACTCAGCAATTCGTTCAATACATCGATATCGCTGCCAACTGGTACATGAACAACATATTCTTTGTATCTGACAGGAGTGCTGTATCCAAAACTGCCCGGCGTACAATAAGAAGTGTTAAATGCTTCTTTCATCAGTTCACGGCGTGTTTCTCTCTTTACGACCTTAGCCTTCTTATGGAACAGGCACTTGATACGCAGCACTTCAAAGCTATAACCACGACCGGCATTATTGATATTACCAATCAGATTGTTTAATCCCTCTGTAGCGGCATTTGTATATTTAACCTCTGTATCAAAGTAATTGAATATATACTTATGCCAGCGTTTCATACTTCGGTATAGCACCATCATTTCATCAAACAGTTCATTCCCTTTAGGTATCTGAGCCGCCCATTCCTCGAAACGTTTTTCGGCTTCTACTCGTTCTGTTTCTTCATAAATTCTTGAAATCCCATCCTTCATAAAATAAAGCGTCTTCAACTCTGGAAATGTAGATATAAGCTCTGTCATCAGATTCATACGATTCTTCTTTTCAGCCAGTTTTGTATTACCAAACTTAAACAGGTGCGTATTCTTGCCAAGTTTGGTCAAAAGCTGTTTTTTGTATGCCTTTTCATTTTCATCTTCAATCAATTCTACCTGCTCTTTTAGATGCGAAAATACACGTTTACGGGTAGTTTCTACCTTGCGGTATAGATTCTGAATTACATGAAACTTATCTACGATGATTTTGGCGTGCGGTAAGATTTCCTCAATAACAGATACGTATCCACTGGACATATCGATAGTCACGACTTCTATGTTCTTGTCATAATCTATCAGGCTTTCTATGGCTTTTTTCATTGCCGGCTGCTTGTTGTCCGGCGTCATTTCCAAGAGGATACCGTTTTCTATATCTACCAGAACACCGCGCATCTTATGTACGATGTGCTTTTCATCGATACCAAGTACTCTTGGAGCAATAGGATTATACCCGACACACAGTTCATCGGCATATTCCTTCAAAATATTAGCAACTGTTGGTTTTGATATGCCATATTCCTCAGCAATTTTATTGAATGGTTCCTGCAACGCACGCTCTTTAATCTGTGCATACAGACGTTTTGTGAACTGCTGGTTTGGCAGGAACGATTCATACGGATGCGAGAAAGTTCTCTCGCAGTCATTACAGAAATACCGCGGAACGTTTACATATAGTTCAATACTGGTTGTACCCATGCTGACATCGTGTATATGACGCCGCTGAGCGCGTCCATGGACATGATAATCATACTCACCACAATGTGGACACGGCCCCCTGTAAGACCGTTTAGGGATGCATAAGAACATCATAGTATCCTCGTCAAGGTATTGCTTACAATCAGCTTCCATTACATCTGGTAGGTTCAAGGAAGGTATTGGTCTTACCTCTTTGAATCTGTTTTCAGCATCAGACATTGTATTCCCCCTCCCAATTATTTCATTGTAGTATTAGTTCCGTCGTTATTATTTCCTTTTCGCCGAAGTGTTTCTTCAAAATGCCGCAAATGCTTTAATACTTTTTCATCAATTTATTGAAAATGAAAATTCCTGCAATAATTTGAAACAGCAAATATCCACTAAGATAGAGTACAATTAGTCGGGCATTATCAATGAACTCCAATGCTCCGAGAATACCGAAAACCATAATAGAGAAACAAACAACCAGCAGTCCTAAGCTGTAAGTATATCTTCCTGCTCTATCTCTGATTTTTGTTTTCAATTCGTCATGCAGTTCAATTCGTTCGTTTTCCAAACGCTCCTCATATCGCTCCTTGTTTTTGGGAGAACTCCAATAGAAATATTTACATATCATCATAATTCCAGGGAAGATACCTGCGCCAGCAAATCCCCATAAAATACCTTCTAACTTTGTTTCAATCATCATTGCAGCAATCAAACAAGCGACACCGAAAAGTACATATAGTACCCCAGTAATTATATTACTTTTTTTCATTTTCCGCACCTCTTTCATAGATAAAAATTTCTTCAATTGGCTTATCAAAAAACTCTGAAATCACAAAGGCCAATTCCAAGGATGGATTGTATTTCCCTGTTTCAATTGAACTAATTGTTTGTCTTGAAACACGAATTGCTTTTGCAAAGTCGTCTTGATTTAATCCTCTTTCCTTTCGCAATCGCTCAACCTTATTCTTCAAATAATCACCGCCTTCGTTTGACAAGGTAACTTTACATTTTTATTGTAACATGCCGCGGATTTTTCGTCAAGTTTCCTTTACATTTTTTATAGAATGTAGATTTGCACAACTTTCTTTTTAGAAAAATCGAATTGAGATAAATTAAAAAGCCAACAGAGTATAACTCCATTGGCTTAATCAACCCACATTATATTTTACAGAAAGCATCTATTTCCAATGTAGGATTATCAAAAAATCCCACATCAAATTTTACAGAAAGCATACTTTTCCAATTTTTAAAATTTTCGTCAACCCACATCAGATTTTACATAGCCCCCTTTTTTCCAGGAATTATACGCCGTCCTTGAAATTTTTCTCCAGTTTTTCCTTTCGTTCTTTCCAGTCCGGCATCAGCTGATCCATCAGGTCATAAAAGGATTTCCCGTGGTTGGGATAGCGGAAATGCAGCAGTTCATGCAGAATGACCTGCTCGATACATCCCTCTTCCGCCTTTATCAGCTGCAGGTTCAGGCGGATGGCACTGCCGGTAGTAGTGCAGCTGCCCCAGATGCTTTTCATGTTTCTGACTTTGATCTCAGGCCTCTTTATATGATATTCTGCCACAAGAGGATGTATTCTATCCATGATCTCAGAAAATTTTTCTTCCGCCCGATCTTTGAGCCAGTCCAGATAAACCTCCCGCAAAACATCGGATTTCATACTGGGATAATACAGGTTCAGCGTATCTCCTTCGATAAAGATATTTTTCTCGCCCCGTTCCAGAACCAAATGATAGGGGTTCCCCAGATAATACACCTTTTTTCCGTCATATAGGCTGGTATCCGGCAAATCACTTCTCATCTTTTCGATTTCCGCCAAATGGGTGATGATCCAGAGGGATTTGGAACGCACAAATTCATCAATAACTTCAAAGGGCACCTGCTTCCCCGCGGAAACGACCACCTTGCCATATTTATTGACCCGCAGATTGATATATTTCACATTTTTGCGGGAAAGTTCATATTCTATTTCTATGCCTTCAAAGGGGATCGTATGACGAGA